ATTTACTCCTGAAGAATTAGACTTAGAAGCTAAAGTATCAATTAAAATTGATGGGCAAGATGCCGAGGTTTCTTTTAGCGACCTTATTAAAGGTTACTCTACTGAACAATCTCTATCCAAAAAGGGTCGTGAACTTGGTGACGCAAGGAAAGACTTAGAAAAAGAATATCAAGATAAACTTAAAGAAGTAAAAGAAATGTCGGATACTTCAATTGCAGTATTATATAAATCAGAGCAAAGTCATGCAAAAGATTTTCACAGTGTTGAAGAACAAATTGAAAAAGCTCGTGATGAAAATGATACATATACTCTTGGTGAACTTAAAGATAAACGAGAACAAATTCAAAAGAAATATTGGACAGCAAGAAAAGAGCGAGAAGGTTTACAAAAAACTATTGCTGAAAAATCTCAGGAACAAATGCAAAAAGTTTGGGACGAGCAATTAAAAGTATTTGATGAAGCTATTCCAAATTTAATTCCTGGCTTTAATGAAACACTTGCTAAAGATATTCGTGAATTTGCACTTAATGAAGGTATTAAACAAGAAGTACTAGATACTATTGTTGATCCTAATATAGTTAAGTTTGTTAATGATTATAGAATTCTTAAACAAGGAATTAAAAAGGGTGAAGCAAAAAGAAAAGCTGTACCTTCTAAAAAAGTTCCTGTTAGAAAAGCTAAGCCTGAAAAGACTAAAAAACTTGATGCTGCTGCAGCATTACGTAAAAGAGCTTTAAGTAAGAATTCAACTAAAGAAGATCAAGATGCTTTTCTAAAGTCTTATGCTGAGCGGTCACTATCTAATATTTAAATCTTAGGAGAATTAAGATATGACTAATTTATTAGCTGTTCGCGCTACCGGAGGCCCAGGCGGTCCAACACGTGGCACAGGTGCTAATGTCTCGCAAAGAGAAGACCTAGCGAACTTTATAACAATGATTACTAGAGATGAGACTCCGTTCACATCAGATATTGGTAAATCAACCGCCACTGCTATTTATCACGAATGGCAAACAGATACACTTGAAGCTCCAGGTGATTCAAGAATCCCTGAAGGTCAAGACTTCTTAGCCCCAGCTTCTGGTGGTGCTTCTGCTACTCCTGCTGTAGGAGATAAGTTTGCAGAGTCAGGTCCTCAAAGAACTAGACTAGGTAACTACACACAGATTAATGGTAAGACTATTGCTGTGTCAGGAACTAGACGTGCAGTTGACCAAGCAGGTGTTGCAGACGAATATGCATACCAGCTTAAGAAGCGTGGTACAGAACTACGAAGAGACGTAGAATTTGATATGATTCACGGCTATAACGAATCTGCTGCTATTTCTGCACAGAATGGTAATGCAAGATCTGCAGGTGGTTATCAATCATTTATCAATAGTACTGCTACATGTGTTTATGTAGGTGAGTTTACACAACCTTCTACAGGTACAGGAAGTCTTGTTGATAATCAAGGTACTACTATTCCAAGAGCAACTATTGCTCCTTCAAGTTCTGCTGCTCCAGCAAGAGGAAGTTTAGCTCTTACTGATATTGATTCTGTTATGCAGAAGATTTATGAGCAAGGTGGTAAAGCTACAAAGATCATGGTATCACCAAAAGTAAGAAGAGATTTCTCTGATCTTATGATTAGTGATACAGGCGTAGTTAGAAACATTGATGCAGGTGGTCAGCTAAGACAATCTGTTGATGTGTATATGTCAGACTTCGGTGAGATTATGGTTATGCCTAACTATATTATGGGTCTATCTAACGTAATCGATAATATGCTTGGATCTAACCATGCTTCTACAAAGTTTACCTCATCAGGTAGACCAGACATGGCTAACTTCTCAGCATTGATTTATGATCCAATGTGGTTTGCTACAGCTTACCTAAGACCTCTACAAGAGGTTGACGTAGGTCAGCAGGGTGACTCAACCAAAGGTATGATGGTTGAAGAATGTACTCTTGAAGTACGTAACCCATTAGGTTGTGGAGCAATCTACGGACTTAACTAAAACTATTAGGAGAGGCTTTAATTAGTCTCTCCTTTTTATTGGGAGATATAAATGACATTACCAGATTTTTATAAAGGATATTATAAAGAAGGCGCAGCAATGCGTAAAAAATCTAAAGTTAAAAGTACTAAAGGTGGACAAACGCAAAAGCTCTCTAATGTATCTATGCCAAAAGCTAAGCCTAAATTTAAAGGTAATACAGATGCAGTAGGCAACCGTACTAATTTAAAAGCTAAAGAGAATGCTACTTATAAAGCTATGGGTGGTATGGCTAAGTATTATGAAGACGGTGGTTACGTTATTAAAGGGAGACAATAATGCCAATTGAAATGTATATGAAAAAAGCAGGATCTAAAGGTTATACTTCTAAATCTAAACCAAAGAAAAAAAAAGTATCAGCTGTAGGTATTGGTAAAAGTATTTATGATGATTATAAATTAGGAGCTAATTCAATTACTAACACACTTACAAAAACAGCTAAAGATATGATGGGTAAAAAGTCAGGTGGTAAAGTATCTCAGTATTATAAAGATGGTGGTGAAGTAATGACAGGCAGAGAAGGTTTAACAGCTGCTCAAAAAACATTACCAGACTTTTTACAAAAGAAAATATTACAAGCTAAGAAAAAGAAGTAATGCCTTATAGTAAGTATTCGGCTAAACAAAAGAGGTTAGCTGCAGTAGCACCACCTCGCAAGAAAATAACTGCAGCTGATATAAATAAACTTGAGAGAAGGAGAAATGGCAGATCCAAAAAAAGGAACGGGAAAAAAACCTAAAGGTTCTGGGAGACGTCTTTACACAGATGAAAACCCTAAGGACACGGTTAGTATCAAATTCGCAACTCCATCTGACGCAAGAGCAACGGTTGCAAAGGTTAAAAGGATCAATAAACCGTATGCAAGAAAAATTCAAATCCTTACCGTCGGAGAGCAAAGAGCAAAAGTAATGAAGAAAAGTCAAGTAGCTTCTATCTTTAAAAAAGGTAAGGAAGCTATAAGAAGGGAAAATAAAAATGGCAAATAAATCAGTACAAGCACCTAAAGGCTTTCATTGGATGAAAGATAAAAAAGGTTATCAGTTAATGAAGAATCCACCTGGTGGTTATAAAGCACATCCAGGTGCAAGTTTAAAAGCTACTTTTCCAATACAAAAGAAACATAAAAAATAACGGAGGGAACTATGTACGTTATTAAAACAGCAGTAGGTAATATATTTCCAGTAGAGAAATGTATGTATAGAGTAGGAGCAGCAACAGGTGGCGGTTATAAATTAACTCATCTAATGCTTATAAATGTAAGTGGTACACCAGCACCAACATTACAAGAATCATCTCCAACAGCAGCAACAGCTGGAGATCTATTAGGCTACATTGGTAAGTCAGGTAGGTTTATAGCTATTACAGAACCGGCTACTTAATAGGAGAAGAGGATGGCAAAAGAAAATGAATTTACATTTGGTAGTGCTACAATAGACCCAAATAAAGGTATTAAAGCAGGCTTTGATTTAACTACAGGTAACTGGGAAGCTAAGCAAGATGTTACTCAATACTTAGAGAAGGCTAAGCTAGATAGAGATAGAGAAGCTTACTTTGGAAAGCAAAATAAAAGTGGGTTTAGGAAGATGGCTACTATACCAGATATTATTGCGATTAAAATAAAAGAGGACCATGGGATAGATTTACACGAGCAAACGTTTATGAAAGACAGAGACAAAATGAAAAAGTTAAAGTATATATTACAAACGGAATATAAACATTTGCTTGTAAATACTTAGGGAGAATAGTATGACCGCTTATACTGATTTAAGAGATAAGATAAGGGCGTGGTCAAATAGAACAAATACTAATGTTTTATCTGATGTAAGAATTCAAGAGTTTATGAAATACGCCGCGGATAAGGCTTATAGAAAACTTAGAGTAGCAGCTTTAGAAAATACAATTACTTATAACTCTACAGCTTTAACAGCTGCTACTACATCTGCTAATAATTTATTACCTAGCAAAACAGAATTAACTTTACCTAGTGATTTAATAGAATTTATACAAATTAGAGAAATAGATTCAGCAGGTCAAACTTGTAGAGTATTTAATGAGAAAACTGATTTAAGAACATTTAATGATTGGTCTTCACTTAAAACAAGTTATATAGGATATTTTTCAAGACAAGGTTTAACATTATTATTAGCTCCTGGTTTTGGTCAGGCAAATAGCATAAGTACTGCTGATAAAATAGAATTGCATTATTATAGAAGACTACCAGCATTAGATGCGTTATATGATGTAACACCAGCTAACTATGCTGCAGGATTTTTAACACAAGATAATGCAGCGGCTGTAAGTCTTTTCTTTGTTAATGGTAATAATAATATTGCTTATGCTACACAATCAGAAGCAACAGCAGCCGATACAGGAAACGCAGGAACAAACAATGCTAAGTACAAAGGTAACTTAGCAGCTAATTGGTTACGTGATGAGAATGAAAGAATAATTATAATGGGCGCATTAACTGAAGTCTTTTATTACTTACAAGAAGACGATCAAGCAGTTAAATATAAAAAGTTATTTGAAGAAGAAATATTTGAATTAAATGATGAGGATACTAAGCGTAATGCAGCAGGAGGAAATGTACAAGTAAACTTTAGCGGAAGAGGGTTAATCTAATGACAACACCAGCAGCACCAGATACAGTTAATTCAGTTGGAGCAACTGATGATGCCTCAAAGGGAGGATTATTTAATAGCTTAAATAATACTACTCTTTCAACTATTGAACAAGCAATAGCAACTAGAGCTACTTCTGCAGCAACCTCAGCTACTGATGCACTTGCATCTAAGAATGCTGCTGAGACAGCTAAGACAGCTTCTGAAGCAGCACAAGCCGCTAGTGAAACTGCAAGGACTCAATCTCAAACTGCACAAGCTGCCAGTGAAACTGCACGTGATGCAAGTATTGCAGCTAAGACATCTTCAGAAACAGCTCGTGATGCAAGTATTGCAGCAAAGACTGCTAGTGAAACTGCTCGTGATGCTAGTGTTACTGCAAAGAATGCATCTGAAAGTGCAAGAGATACAGCAGTTACAAAAGCTGGAGAGGCTTTATCAAGCGCAGGTAATGCAGCTTCTTCAGAAACTGCAGCAGGTAACAGTGCAACTGCAGCAGGTAATAGTGCAACTGCAGCAGCAGCTAGCTTTGATGCATTTGATGATAGATATTTAGGAAATAAAACTAGTGATCCTACTGTTGATAATGATGGTAATGCGTTATTAACCGGCGCTTTGTATTTTAAAACTACAGACAATATAATGCGAGCTTACACTGGATCAGCTTGGGTAACAGTTAAACCAAATACAACAGAGCAAGGACATATTAATACTGTTTCAGGTATACAAGCTAATGTTACAAAAGTAGCAAACATAGATAGTAATGTAACAAGCGTAGCAAACATAGATACTGAAGTAACTGCAGTAGCTGGTAAAGCAACAGAAATTGGAAGATTAGGAACTACTGATGCAGTTGCAGATATGAATTTACTTGGTACTCAAACAGTAGTTGATGATATGGCGTTACTAGGCGTACAAACAGTAATAGATGATATGGCACTACTTGCAGTTCCAGCTGTAATAACTGATATGGATTTGCTAGGTGCTAGTGGGGTTATTCCAAACATTTCTACTGTAGCAGGTATTAGTGGTAATGTAACAACAGTAGCTGATAATAATGCTAACATTACAACTGTAGCAGGATTATTTTCTGGTACACAAACATTTGCGGTTACAGTAGTTAATTCAGGTGGTAATAAGTTTGCTATTGATGGTGTAGCAGCACCTGCGCTTACACTTGTAAAAGGGTTTACTTATACTTTTGATGTTAGTAATGGTACTAATAGTGGACATCCATTTAGATTTAAAGATGCTTCAGGTAATTCATTTACTACTGGTGTAACAGTAACAGGCTCAGCAGGGCAAGCAGGTGCTAAAGTAGTATTAGCAGTTCCATCAACAGGAACACAACCAG